TGGCGGTGCCAAGCGAGCCGACGCCGTTCGCGCCGTTGACCTGGGCGACGCCGGTAAAGGTCGGGGCGAGGTTCGTCGAGACGAACGTGATGCCGCCCCAATAGCCCATCTGGTTGATGTAGAGCTTGTCGACATCGCTGCGGCTCCAGGCCGTGACGACGGTCGGGCTGTTGCGGAGGTCTTCGAGCGGGAAGATCGAGCCGATGGCGACGTAGTGCTCGACCCCTGGGATCGTCTTCCCGGCCTGCCGCTGCGTGTAGTCGATGCCGCGCTCGACGGTCTCGCCGGTCTGCCCGTTCCACAGCGGAGCGCCGAGGTTATAGAGGTTGGCATAGGTCCGGTTGACATCGGTCGGATTCAGCACGTCGGTCGCGGCAAGCGAGGCGCGGGCGCCGACCGAGTTAGCGTAATTGACCTGGGTGCCCGACATCAGGTTGACGAAGCCGTTGCGGTCCTTCATCTGGGCGACCTGCATGCCGAGCTGCTTCCCGGCGGCTGTCATCAGTTCCTGCTGCGTCGTGATCGTCGCGACATCGGTGCCGACCCAGCGGCCCGCCCACTGGACAGCGGTGCCGGTGACCTGGGTGAAGTCGAGAGAGTTCGGGGTCGGCGGCACACCCTCGGCGGTCGGGAAGCGCGGCAGGCGCATATAGTTCCAGCGGAACGCCTCCCACTGGACGCCGTGACCGTGCGGGATCGTTTTCTTGTCCGCGAAATTGTAGAGGACGACGGTGCGCTGGACCTGCTTCAGCGCCTCGCGCTCGATATGCCGCGTGGTAATGCCGGCATACTGATTACTTTGGTTGGGTGTCGTGCCCTGGGCCATTCGCTACGCCTCCATTGCGCGGAAGGCAGCGTGGCCCCCGCTACCAGATTTTGATGCCTCGTGCGTCCGCGTCGCGGATTGCCGCCAGATCGGCTTCCTCGCTCCCCGGCTGGGGACGGCGACCGCGTGCGGCCATGTTGCTGCGCGCCCCGGTCGGCTGGGTCCGCTGACCGGCGACACGCGCTGCGGCTGCGCGCTGCTGACCAGGGCGAGCCCTGGCGGCTCGGGCCTCGGTGTCGCGGCCCAGGAGCAGATGATAGGCTTCCTCGCGCCCGATGACAAAACCGGCGCGGCGCTGCTGAGCACGGTACTGCTCAACCTTGTCACGGTAGGCTTCGCGGGTCGGTGATCTTGCGCACGATGCGTCATATCTCGCTTGATCGGCCAGTTCCTGCTGCTCAAAGCGGAGTTGCTGAAGCGCCCCGCCAAATTCCGTCCTTGCTCGCTGCTGAAGCATCTGCGCCTGCACCACAGGCGACTGCACTTCATAATTCTGCCACCACTCCTGTTCCGCTCTCGCCTGTGCCTGCGGGTCCGGCTGCTGCTGCCTCGACGTGGCGCCAGCCTGAAATCCCCGCAACTCGGCAATCTCGCGCTCCTTGTCGGCGAGCGCCCGTTCCGCTGCCTGTGCCCTGGCTCGCTGCGCCCGGATCGTCTGTGATCCGCCGCCGCGCCTGGGTGCAGGCTCAGCTACATCATCTTCGGCTTCCGGCCCTTCTTCTTCGCCATCGCCGTCATCCCGACCTTCGTCATCGCCTTCGGTTTCGCCACCCTCATCGACTTCGGCGGCATCATCGCCTTCTTCGATTTCGCCAAGGTCCGCCCCCTCATCGATGACTGGTTCGCGCGGCAACGCTTCGTCGCCGCCATCCTGACGTGTCCGCATCTTCTCTCCTCGGGGCGCGTTCCCCCGCTCGATAGCCGGTTAGGCCGGCCAGCCCCGGACTGCGATCGCCCGGTCGATAATTGCCTATGGCTCTATATCTTGGGTGATGTCAAGCGCCGTCGTCTAGGACAGTCTCCTCCTTGGGGGCCAGATGCAGCTTCTTGGCGTGCCCCGCATCAAGCGCCGGCCCACCCCAATCGAGGTCGACCGAGGAAGGCTCGACGCCGTTGAGCCAATGCTGGATCGAGAAGAAGGCCCCGCCGCGCAGGCCAATCGTGGCGCCGTGCCAATCGTGGGGATGCACCCGGATCGTCTGCCCTACGGGATGATGCTGCCGGATTATCTCGGCGGTCAGAAGCTCTTTGCCGTCCAGCCGGAAGTAGACATCGCCCGTGACATAAACCTCAAACGAGTCGACGTTCGGGTGGACGTGATCCGTGACCTCGCCTCCCGGGTCAACGAGAAAAAGCTGAACCTGAAAGGGCGGCTGCCGGTAGAGGACGATGGCCGTACCGCATCCCGTGCGCGTGAAGAACCCATCGGACGGCGGCTTGAGTGCCCGACTCGTCAGCCACCATTGCGCGAAGCTGGCAAGAACATCGAACATTAGTTGCGGCGCGGCATGGCGATGACGCCGGCGGCGGGGCCGCTGTCCGGGTGCATCGTCCCCGGCGGCCCCTTCGCGGCATGCGGCAATCCCGGTCGCGCGCCCGGCTGCGGCTGGCCGCCGCCCTGTTGCCCCGGCGGTCCGCGCCCCGGCGGCATCCCTTGCTGCGCCTGGGCTTTCTGCATGGAGGCTTGTATTTTCATCTGCATCGACTGGACGTGCGCCGCCATGTGCTCGGCGATCGTGCCGAACGGGTCGCCAGTCATCTGCATCGCCTGCGCGTGCGCCTGCATGTGCTGCGGGTCTTGGTCGAGCGGGTGGACGTGGAGGTGCTGGCCGGTCAGCAGGATTTGGTTCTCCTCCTCCGGCTTCATCGTCAACAATTCGCGCTGGTTGATGAGCACCTGGCTGCCGAGGAAGGCACCAAAGAGGTTCTGGTTCTGCGCGATGACGAGCGGCGCCGGGTCGAACTCGTAGCCGGCCTTGGCGAGCGCGGCCTGCATTGCCGGCTGCATCATGACGTTCATCCAGGCGGTGCCGCCCTGCTGCATCATCATCGACTGCTTGACCTGTTCGGCGCCGCGCCAGATGAAGGTGTATCCCGCCCGGTTGGTCAGCGGCGGCACCTGCTCGAGCCGCGCCCTGACCCCCATCTCGCCGAACTGGCGCACCGTCAGATCGGTGTCGCGGAACTGGTAATCGTAGTCAACGATGAGGCCGAGCATCGGGGTCAGCAGACCCTCGACCGGCACCTTGACCCCCTCCGCCGTCGTCAGCAGGTCGACCGCCTGCTCCTGCGCCACCATCGCTTGGCTCGGCTTCCCGGCGCGGGTCTGCTGCGGCAGCATCGACGGGTTTACGCCGAGGGATTGGAATATCGCGGCGAGCGCCATTTGGACGCGCGTCTGAGCCCTGGGTGTGAGGTCAGGGAAGGTGAGTAAAGAGATAGCATCCTTTCCGCCATCCCAGATTGCGCCCACACCGAAGACGAGAGGACCGTTTGATTTCTCCGGGTCTCGTAGAACAATGGGCGCTGCCGATAAAGTCGCGGCGTCAGCCCCCTCATTAACCGCATCGTTGGCCTCGTATTGCAGGGAATCCACGTAGGAAATCAGGCTCTTTCCCTTGAACACGCCGGGTGTTTTCTCGATCGGGACCGAGAGCAGCGGGCAACGATCGTTCCAGTAGGGGTTGCGCTTGGCGCCGAGCTGCGCCCGGTTCGGGCCGAAGAAGACGCGGCAGAGGCGCATCGCCCCGTCCTCGTCAAACCCGCCCTCCTTGTCGAGCGGCAGGCAGACCCAGACCTCCCAGACCGTACAGCCGGTCCCCCGCGGATGGATACCGACCTCCTCGGCCAGGTGCTTCTCGATGTCGGTGTTGTCCTTCGACACCTTGTCCATCGAGTCCTTGAGGTCTTTGCCCTCGGTCTTCCGCACCGCGCCCTGGTCGATCAGCTTGTCGATCTTGGCCTTGGTCCAGTGCCGGACGATGGCGACGCCGCCGCCTACCGAGAATGCTTCGTCGAGCGAGTCGACATTGGCCGGCCACACCCCGACATCGCAATCGTGCAGCACCTCGAAGACCGGCATGCCCTCGCGGATCACCTCTGATTTTACGTCCTCCATCTCGTCGCCGGGGGCCTCGACCTCGCCGCCGCCGTCCATCGGGACGCGGGGTCCGTGGGTTTCACGTGAAACAATCTCACGCTCGAGTTCGCACCAGTCGACATAGAGGTTGTATTGCCCCTCGATGTCGCCCATCCGGCACAGCGGCTTCAACACCTGGGTCTCGAACCGCGCCTCGCGCAGGTAGTGCTCGAGGAGGCCGATCAAGGATTGCGGCTGCGTGCCATCGGCCGAGACGACTTCGAGAAACCGGCCCGATTGTGGGCACATCTGGTTCGAGAACCGGGTCTCGCGCGCCTTCACCGCGTCGTGGATGATCGGGAAATAGATGTTGGCGATGCCGCTATAATACTGCCGGCTGTTCGAGCGACAGTTGAAGCAGTCCCAATAATCCTCGATGTCGTCGGCCCGGTCGCGCTGATCCTCGAACGCCCGGTGGACGGCGCTGAAGATGTCGTCGAGCTGGTCGCGCAGCTTTTTGGTGCCGCGGCCAGCGAGGAGGTCGC